GTTCATATACTTAAGAACTTTAGCTACAGATGTAACGGTATCGCCCAAACCACCCATACATATATTACATCTATTACAACAATATCCACGAAATACGTCGAGTTCATGATGATGATCGAATACTAAAGCGTTGCTTTTTGTGCCTAATTTATTACAAAGTCGGCATCTTGTCCCCTCCGGTGCCTTGTAGGAAATACCTAATCGCTTAGCACATTTTTCCGCTTCCTTTTTGCCCATCTGATCCTTATCATAGCAAACTCTACAGTCTGGTCTTCTGTTTCGTCTTCCATCGCCGCGAATAATATTGCCTCCACCGCAATCATTTCTCTTATAAACCATAAGAGATTTGGATTTTCCGCATTTGGAACAACATTTCGTTTCGCCCCATGCTACCTTTTGTTCAGCTCCGGGACATTTGTAAATTGCTTTATCTGCTTCCTTATTATAATAACGAATTTCCTTACAGAGAGCATTATCTAATATTTTTGCTCTTTTTTTGAATTCTTTTTTCTTCTTCTCCGCTTGTTTCGCTAATTTCTTAGCTTCCCTAGCCTGTTTCGCTGCTAATTTCTCAGCTGCTCTAATTTGTTTTTGTTCTGGTGTAAGTTTTGCCATTACAATAATGTATAATTTGTTTTGTTTATGTTTCTTTTGTTTTTAATGTTATTGTAGTGTTAATTAATTTGCTTATCATGGTAAATTTCAATTCAATTTTTTTTTAATTCTGGTTTTTTCCCCTGGAAAATTATATTGTTGGTATAAATTCCCAATTCAATTCTTGGCATATTTTTTTCCAGATTTCATCTTGTTCAATTCTTTTTACAGGATCCTTTAACATGGGAAAGTATGGTAAAAATACATTCTCACCAAGCAACTCACACATTTTGTATAATACATAATAATAATTCAAAAAATTAACTCTATCATCTGGACAATGATTAGAATAAGGCTTTTGTATTTCCATGAATAAATTACATAATGTATCTTCTAATTCAGGACTCATTACTGGTGGTTTTATTCCTAATTTATCTTTGATGAAAGGTATGTGTTCATAGTATTTATTATATCCTAATTTTTTCAATATATCTTTTGCTTTCTTATTCGTTATTTGCTTTAAAGAGATCCTCTCTTTTTTTATTTGTAATTTGATATTATCTAATACTTCAGCAGGTATTTGTGTTGTTTCTTTCGCTTGAAATTGAGCCAAAATCTCACGAAAATGATTAATTCTTTTATAAGCATAAAAACACACTTCTTTAGGAGGTTCTTTGTATGATGGTTTTTCGTGTTCTATTAAATACTGATAATGTTGTCCACATTTATTACAAATTATTAACCCTTCACTTTCAACAGGGACTAATTCTCCTCCACAATTTTTACATTTCTCATAATCTATAACATAATTATTGATATCGATAAAACTTTCATCAATATTTACTAAGTATTTATTAATATTTGTTGTATTATTTTTATCTAATTTATCGTCTTTTTCGCTTGGTTTATTAAAAAAATTATTCAAAACGATCGTTTTTTTTGATTTTCCTTGTGATATATTCTTCTTTTTTTCAAAATATTCAAAAATATAATCCGAATTATTCAATAAATACTCCTTTTTCTTTGTTTTTAATTGTTTCATTTCTTTCTTTATTTCTTTAATTCTATCTTCTATTTCTAATTTTTCACCAATATCTTTCAGTTTTTTCAATTGTTTTTTCAAATTTGATTTTTCTTTTTTCAATTTTGGTAGTCTATTATTGCTTATATCAAGAAATTCTTTCATTTTTTCATTATGCTTACTATCTAATGTCACAATTGATTTCTTGTTTACAACAATCTTTTTACTAGCCTTTGGTTTGAAATTAGGCATTAATATACATATGTTTATGTTATTTTTAATTATAAATTTTCTTATTTAAAATAAATGAGTGATATCAAAATCGATGAATCAATATATAATAATAATCTTACAATTGATAAACTCACATTTAGAAAAATGAATTTTATTTACAATGCTTTAGAAAAGGGGTGGAAAGTAGAAAAAAGAAATCAGCTATATATTTTTAAAAAAAACCATGAAGGTAAAAAAGAAGTTTATTTGGATGATTATTTGACACGCTTTATGCAGGATAATTTTGATATGTCAACAATTAATTAAATGTAGTTTTATATTTAATTAATTATTTAATTAATTTAATTAGTAAAATTTTTTTTTCTTTAGCAATATTATAAAATGGGTGGTGGTTTAATGCAACTCGTAGCTTACGGCGCACAAGACGTCTATTTGACTGGTAATCCACAGATTACTTTCTGGAAAGTTACCTACAGAAGACACACGAACTTCGCAATGGAATCTATTGAACAAACTTTCAACGGACAAGCCGACTTCGGTCGTCGTGTTCAATGCACAGTTTCCAGAAATGGTGACTTAGCATACAGAACTTACTTACAAGTTACTCTTCCTGAAATCAACCAAGATGATAATGCTAGTGGTAGTGTTTACGCAAGATGGTTAGATTGCCCAGGTGAGCAACTTATCTCTATGGTAGAAGTAGAAATTGGTGGTCAACGTATCGATCGTCAATATGGTGATTTCATGCACATCTGGAATCAATTGACCCTTACTTCTGAACAAGAAGATGGTTACAACAAAATGATCGGTAACACTACTCAACTTACCTTCTTGACTGACCCAACTTTCGCTGATGTAGCAACTGCTTGTGGTGCTGCTTCTGTTCCAGAAGCTGTATGTGCTCCAAGAAACGCACTTCCAGAAACAACCTTGTATGTTCCATTACAATTCTGGTTCTGCAGAAACCCTGGTCTTGCTTTGCCATTAATTGCTTTGCAATACCACGAAGTTAAAATCAACATCGAAATCCGTCCTATGGATGAATGCTTGTTCGCAGTTACCCAAGTTGGTGTTTCTGCTGCTCCAGGTAAAAATGTTAAAGCAACTGCTGCTTACTCCAAATCTTTAGTTGCTGCTTCATTATATGTTGATTACATCTTCCTTGATACTGATGAACGTAGACGTATGGCACAAAACCCACACGAATACTTGATTGAACAGCTTCAATTCACTGGTGATGAATCCATCGGATCCTCATCCAACAAAATCAAATTGAACTTCAATCATCCATGTAAAGAATTAATTTGGGTTGTCCAACCTGATGACAACGTAAGTTATTGCGATAGTTTCGTTGAAACTAAAGTTCTTAACATGGCTTTGGGTGCTCAGCCATTCAACTACACTGATGCTATCGATGCTCTTCCAAACTCCATCCGTGCTTTCAGTTCAAGCAAACAATTGAATGACGGTGGTAATGCTGGTAACACTTCTGTTATCAACACCGACGGTCTTTTCTCTGATCCTAACGCCGGACACAGTGCTACTGCTGAAAACATGGCAACCACTGCTGTATCTGAACTTTCGGGTAACTTAGGTTCTGCTGGTGTAACCAATGGTGTTTCTGATGCTGGAGCATTCGTTCTTGCTGAAACTTCCTTGAAAATGCACTGTTGGGGTGAAAATCCAGTTGTAACTGCCAAACTTCAATTGAACGGCCAAGACCGCTTCTCTGAACGTGAAGGTACTTACTTCGATTTGGTCCAACCATTCCAACATCACACCAGAACCCCAGACACTGGTATCAACGTTTACTCGTTCGCTCTTCGCCCAGAAGAACACCAGCCATCTGGAACCTGTAATTTCAGTAGAATCGATAACGCAACCCTTCAATTGGTCGTGTCTGCTGCTGCCATCGGTAGTGCCAACACCGCTAAGGTCCGCGTTTATGCTACCAACTACAATGTATTGCGTGTTATGAGCGGTATGGGGGGTTTGGCTTATTCAAATTAAGCTGATTGGAGTATTCTTTAAATTAATCCTAAAACTAACAATCAATAATAAAATTGATTTAAATAAAACATTTTATAACTTATTATAATATGTTTTCCGAACATGAAGTTGTTTTAAGTCAAGACGTTGGTCTTTATATTCGTTATGGTAGATACGCTGGTTCATACAAAAATTTTTGTTATTTAATTCAAAATAAAGAAACAAATGAAAAATATTACAAAATGACTTGTAATGAAGATAATACTATTTATACTACATTATCTATTAAAGATGTTGAATTACTTAAAAATTATAAACCATATAGACCTGTGTTTTCATTACATTCAAACGGCTATTCTTTCTCAAAAGACCCTATAACTAAAAAACAATTTTATTTACACTCTTTTATAATTAAAAATAAAGACCCTAATGATGAAAAAATTAATGATAAAAAATATTCTATTGACCATATTAATCGTGATAAATTAGATAATAGAAGGGAAAATTTAAGATGGGCTACACAAAGCGTTCAAAATTCTAATACCGATAAAAGAAATAGAAAAAAGACGGCAAAATCTCTACCAGCAGGAATAACTCAAGATATGATGCCCAAATATGTGTATTATTGTAAAGAATGCTATAATAAAGAAAAACAATTATACAGAGAATTCTTTAGAATTGAAAAACATCCAAAATTAAATAAAAAATGTATTTCAAGTTCAAAGTCTTCAAAGATAACTATTATACAAAAATTAACAGAAATCAGAACAAAAGTATACAATTTAACTAATGATATTGTGGAAGAAGACCCAAATAAATTACCGCCATATTATACAATACAAAATTTTAGAAAAGCACCTCATTTAACATATGATCATAAAACCGACGATAAAAGATTTAATCTTAAAATGAAAATGAAAGCTGATAAAACCCAAGAAGAAGAATTAAAGAGATTTAATGTTAAGTTATTTAAGAAATATCCTGAATTACAAGAACGTGAGAATTAAGTTCTAATTTAACCCCTTTTTTAATCTCATTAAATATTATTATTATGGAAAAGGAAAGTAAAATTCAATCCTACTATGCCGTA